CTAGACGCTCGTGATTCCGGCGGCTTGCAAGACCAGATCTTCCGCAGGTCGCGCTCCCGATTGGGCCGGTGGAGCGCACTTTGACGCGCTTTGCTTCGAGCGGAATTTGCGCCACCAGGCGCCGAGATCGATGGCCCTGCCCCTGTCCGCATCCTCGGCCCTGCGGATGCCGCTCCACCTGAGGGTCTGCACTTCCTGGTGCTGCTCACTCCAAACCTTGAGCCGCCCCCCGCGAGGGTCGACGCTCTGAACGCGAATGACGCTGTGTAAGTGGAGCCCTTCGCCGGCGTAGTGCACGAGCCAGCGCGCCAAGTAGCTGGCGGGGCACCGCTGGTCCGGCGGCGCTGATCGGCGCCGCATTGCCTTGCGACTGGGCCCGGGGCCGGCGAGCCAGGAAGGCAGTGCCGCGGCGGAGTCCGGTGCACCCGTGTTCAAGAAGTCGCGCTCCATGTCTGCGACGGCGCGGGCGTTGGCCGAATCGGGGTCGAAGGTGGACACGAAGCCGGGCGGCCAGGCAGGCGGTTTCGGCAGCGTCGGCGCGGCTGCTGCCCTTTCCGCTGCACGCTTCGCGCGCGCGGCCGCGGCGATCGCGCGCCGCTCGAGCTCCTCTGGGGTTGGCGTCGGCGGCGGCACTCTCCGCGGTTCGATCGTCGTGCCGACGCTGCCAGCACCCAGCGCCCAGCCGATGCATGGGCTGCCGCGCGTGCGCACCTTCTTGAGCAGCCGCAGCTTCACGGCGTTGGCGAGCAGCTGGTGCAGCGCGGCGCCGCTGACGCCGAGCTGGCGCGCGAAATCGGGCGTCGCAATGGTGGTGCCTTGCGGCAGATCTTGGAGAATCTGCACCGCGCGCGCACCCGTCGACCCCTCCCACAGAAATCCCATCGACAAACTCCTGGCAGGCGCCGATCGATCGTCACCGCCCGCTCTCAGCGCGCAACTCGATCTCCCGCGAATAGGGCGCACGTCGCTGCGTCTCCGCGTCCCTGGTGCGCATGTCCTGACGTGGCGCTGAAGGAAGCGCGCCCGGAACGGGTGTCGGCCATCAAGTCGGGGGATCCCGCGTGGCCGGCTGCGCTCAGCGATCCACCCCAAGGACGTATCCAGAGCGCCAGCCTACGGGCAAGCGATTGAGCACGTGCGGGAGCCAAGTCGAAGCGATTCAGCGGTACGAGCCCTCGTTGCGCCGTCTCGCTGCGTCCCACGAGTCGAGCATGGAAGTGACTCGCGATGCCGAACCCGCGCCAGGCGCCTGCACAGGCGCCTGGCTGCACCCCCTGGGTCGTGGCGCCGGCACCGCTGCAAGGGTGGCCAGCGCCTCGCCACGAGTCATCCTGGTGCCGAACGCCAAGCTCTGCGCGAGCACGGGATTCCGCTGGCCAACCTCGGACATGACGATCGCCTTGCACCTGGCTCGCTCCCTGCCGCGGGCGGCCGCGGCGCCCGAATTGCCGTGCAACTCCTCTTCGTCGTCATCTTCCAGTTCGCGCTCCGGACGCGGCTCTGGCCGCGCGCTGGGCGAGTGCGCCGCCGAGCGCCGCGGCAGTTGCTCGCGCGAGCCTGAGGCGGACGGCTTCCGTCCCCCTGCCACTGACCCGGCAGAGAGGGCAGCCGACTTGGACTCCATCGCAGGGGTGCCGGCCCCTGTAGCCTCCTGCTTTGCGAATTCGTTTGCGAGTTCGCGATGCATCCCTGGCGGGATCAGGTGCGCGAGTCCGATGGGAATGTAGCGAGCGGTCTTGGCCACCTTCTTCGCGATGTCATTCAAGATCTTCTTCATTTGAATCTCCAGTTAGCCGGCAACCTGCCGGGCGGCGTGCCTGAGGGGAGCGTGCGATCGTTGTCCGGTTCTCTTTCGTCACCTGGCCGTGGCGATGGCATCCGCGAGCGCTTTGACCATCTCGCGGTTGAACGTCTTGGCCACGACGCGCTGCGCGAGCGCGAACCAATCCAGGTGCTGCGTCACATCATGGGCGTCTTCGAACTTGATCATCAGCTTCAGCTGTCGGCCATCCCGACTCGACACGTAGGCAGGCACCTTGCGAACGACCACTTTCCCGCGCTTGGTGACGGTGGTCTGGGTGGCATATCCGTCCTCGACTCCCGCGCGCATCCATACGCCGTTCACGATGCCCGTCTTCGTGCGCACGGGCCCGACGAACACGTCGGAGCGGCTGAGCAGCTTCTTGAGGTAGTTGCGCGAGAGGTTGCCGTACTGGTCAAGGTCTGCCTTTGCGCCGACGGGCTTCAGCAGCGCTTTGCTGTTCAGCTTGTTCTTGCCGCCGAACTCGTAGGAATCGAGGTAAGACGCGGCGATGTCGCGCATGTAGACCGTGGCCTTCAGCGAGGCCTTGGTCGCGCGGCGGACGCCGATCGCGTTCACAGTGAATGGCTTGGGGCGATCCAGCACGTCGCGCTCGTTCCTCTGCTCCTCGGCGACCACTTCCTTCGCGATGGCGGTGAGGGCTTGAGCTGCGGCGAACGGGATCTGCTTCTTCGCGATGACGGACAGCTGCTTCTCGAAGGCCTTGAGGTTGGTCTTGACGTTGAAGGCGATGGTCATGCGATCTGGGTGTCGAGGGTTGACGAAAGGGGCGCCGTGGTAGGTCACTCCCGCGCAGGCGCTGGGGGGCTAGATGCGGACACCGTTCGCGCTGCGGACAGGTTGAGAGGTGCTGACAACGTTTGACAGTGCGGACAGTGAGGACACCAAAGTCGGCGATTTTTTTCCTGCAATGTCCGCACTGGTTTCGGGCCAGCTACATTCCCCGCGCGCCACTCGCTGCCCACGAGATTTGCCGCGATTCTTCCGTCGTCTCCACGAGGTAAACGACCGGCTGCAACCGCGCGTCGCACGAGCCTCTCGTCGCACCCATCGCGGCGCGCAAATTCACGAATCGACAGGAGCTCAGTCATGTGAGGACACCTTCACTGCGGACACCTTTTTGCCCTCTCAGCTGGAGAAACAACGCGGCGTCCAATTGCCCCTGCGACCGTGACGCTGGGGAGTACCTTTCGTCTTCCCGTGGGCACCCTCCGCCCCTCCTGCCCGCCTGGCTCACGCGCGCCCTCGCCGAGTGCTCGAGGCGGTCTGCGCATCCGCCGCTTCCATCATCCGCACGGCTTGCGCGTTCCACCAGGCCAACTCAGACCACGGCAGGTCCAGCGCATCGCGCGGGCCCCATCCGTAGAACCGCGTCAGCTCGGCCACGAGCTCCCAGGCGTTCACGGGATGGCGTTCTCGAACTGACCGAAAAAATCTCCGGCCCGGTCGATGTCGCGCTTCAGCATTCTGTCGACGGCGGGCTGCGGAATGCCAGCGTTCTCCGAGATGAGCAGCGCCAGCTGGTCGAGGGCCGTGCCGGCCTTAGAGGCCCTGCGCAGTTGGCCCATCGTCGGCTCCGTCAGCGTGATCTCGAAATACTCGAGACTGGCCAGCTTGATCGGCTTGAGCAGCGTGATCACCAGCTCTTCCTGGATCTTCGGCGGCGTGGTTGCATCTTGGGAGGTGTCGAGTTCGTTCATCGTCTATTCCTGTGGTTGGGGTGGAAGGAATCAATTCACAGCGCCCGGCGCGAGACCGAGCTGTTCTTCGAAGGCCGCAGTCGTTCGGAGAAACGTCCCTGCGATCGCATCACGAAGGCAGGCAGAGAAGGTGTCAGCGAATCGCAGACATGGCTCATCGAGGTCAGTGCTGCCGGCGCGCGCGGCATCGACGATCAGGCGCAGCGAGGCAAGCATGGACGCGTGTACTGCGTCGGGCTGGACGGGGGATGCAACGGCCGGATCGCGTCCGGACGCGGCCTTCTGAGCCCCTTGTGGAGCTTCGGCGGCCGCCCCAATCATGGCGAGTGCCGACGAGGACCACGCGTCCACCAGCGCCGCCACGGCTTGCGCGATGAAGGCGGGCTCGTGGTTCTCTCTGGTGCTGGCCACCAGGCCGTGCAGCGCCTCACTGAGCACATGGCGCATAGCCGAGAGAGACGCATCGACGTCTGCCTGAGCTGCTGGCCGGCGACGGTTGGATTTTCGACGCGTCATCCTGGGTCTCCGAAGTTCATGGTGCCGCCGATCCGCGTCTGAATCGCGGGGCTGGAGGGCGTCACCGTTGTGCGAATGCTCGCCGGGGCGTTCTGGAAGTTGATGTCGACGCGAAGGCTTTGCTGCTCGCCGCGCTGGCCCTCGGCGAATGCCGCGCGCTCACGCGCGACGTCACGAGGCCCAGCCAGGTATCGCGTGGCGTCGTCGAACTGCGGATCCGTGCCATTCGGGCCAGCGACAGCCGGAGCCGGCCCGGCGCGCTGCGGCGCCGGTGGCGCGGCAACGGCGCTGGCACTGCCCGAGCTGGAAGCGGCCGATGGGACTGAATGGCTGGCGCGCGGCGACGCGGCGCGAGCCCGCGCGTCGAAGCCGTCCCACCAATCGATCACGGAGTCGAAGAGCCCGGACGGCGGCTTCGTGCCGCCTCGTGGATATCGCGGCGCCACGGGAGCAGCGCCGTCTGGTGCGGAAGGTGTGATGGCCTTGGTCGCCGCGTCGAGCCACCCGGGCATCTTCGGGATGAGGTTCTCCCCGGCGCGCAGCGCGACGCCCTCAAGCGCTACCTTGAGCCGGTTCAGGGATGTCTCGAACTGCGTAGCCCAGGCGAGCGCCTTCGGACCTGCGACGTCGCCGAGCTCGGCCGTCTGGTTTGCCAGCGCCTTCATTCCCTTCTCGCCGAGCTGCAGGAGAGGAATGGCATCCTCAGGAATCGAGAACACTTCGGCGATTCGGCGGCGTGCCACCGGGTCCGAGTACGCAGCCATCGCGCGGGAGACGCCCATCAGCGCATCCTCGAGATTGAACGAGCCATCCGCGTTCTTCTTCAGGCCGATACCCAGATAGGTCAGTGTCTGCTGGACCCTTGCGTCGCCGTCGTAGAACGCTCTCGAGAGCGAGTCACCCAGGCCACGAACAGCGCCGTCGAGAGCATCGGATGAGACGCCGGCCTGCTTTGCGGCACCGCGATATCGCTGGAGAAAATCGGCGCTGACGTTGAGGTTCTGTGCCGTGCGGGAGACCTCGAATCCCATGCTCCCGAACCTCGCACCGAGCGCGACAGCTGCGCCGCCGGCGACTGCCAACCCGCCAATGATGCCGCCAGCGCGGCCACCGCTGAACAGCGACTCGAGCGGCCCGAGTGTCAGGCCAAGGTCCCGGCTCAGCGTGCTGGCGCCGGCGGACAGGCGCTCGATGCCGGCGGCAGCCTTGTCGAGGTGCAGCTCCTTGCCCAGGGCCCCGAACTGCTGCCCCATCCTGGCCAACGGCTTGACGGTCTTCGCAGCCTTGTCGTTGAGGTCCTTGAAGACCTTGGAGTACTTATCGGTCGCCTCGAGGGCAATCAGAAAGCGGTTCGTCATGGTTGTTCGTGTGCTTCGAAGTGCTATCGAGCGCGGCCGGCGCCAGGCGGCTTGTTCAACAGGATGGGCGGCAGCACCATTGGCGGCAGCGTTGGCGGCGGCGCGAATGCTGCGCGAGGCATCATGAGTAACTCTGCCGTCGTGCCCTGGTCGTCACGTCGGTAGACGATTTGCGAGATGACCCACGGCGGCCCGAGTCGTGGGTCCTCTTGCTTGCCTACCGATGGGATTGACAGCACCGCCGTCGTGCCGGGCGCATACAGCTGACCAGCACCGTCACGCCAACTGTCCGTGGTCAAGCGCACCGCGGCCGAACGTCCCGCCCGGCGCGAGGCTTCCCATTGGCCACGCTCCTTCGCGTTGTCCAAGCCCTGGCCGCTTGCCACTTCGGCGATGACATCGTGCGGGCGGTACCGGGGTACCGCGTCGTCCGGATACGTGGCGATGAGATTTTCTCCATAGCCCACGTCGAGGAGCATTTCCAAGCCCTGGCGGTAGACGCGATAGACGCTGTAGCGCTGATCCATCGACCATTCCGCTTCCGCGTGCTGCACGTTGATGCCTTCCACAAAGCCGGAAGCGGCGGCCAAGAATGGATCGGCAGCTCCCGTCATCGGCACGGGGCTGCTGCCGGCGTTGAGCAGTTGCAGATTCCCATCGGGCGTCTCGAAGGCAAGCACCTTCCGAATGCGACACCACTCCTCGATCACATCCCACGCAGTCGTGCCGTGCGCGATGTTGTATTGCGGAACGACATCGCCGATGTCGCCGAGGCTCTGGACGCCAATGCCGAACGGCGCGGCCAGCTTGGCTGCGATCTCGAAGAGGTTCGAGTTCGTGATCTGCTGGTTCTTCCACTCGGCCGCGCAGTCCACGAGGTCTTGGCATTTACCGCGTCCCAAGACCCGGATGGAATGTTCGCGAGTCGTGATCTTTGGGAGGACTCGATCGACGTAGCCGGTGATGACGAGATCCTTGCCAAAGCGAAGCGTGCAGACGTCCCCGGGGTGAACGACGATTCCATCGGCCGGTCGCGGCTCGAGATTGGTGAGCCCGATGTCGAAGTCATTCGGACACCGCTCGATGCCGCGCGTGACTCGCACCGACGTCCAGCCGCCCATCGCGCGCCCACCGATCGTGAGCGTGACATCGTCTTCACCTGCGACCGGATCCCGCGGCTGAGCCGAGTACTGCTGTGCCATTGGTCTACCTCCTTGGCTTGATGCCGAGCGCTTGCGACGCTCAGAGGCCGTCCGACAGAGCCTGGCCTGTGCCGGGGATGTATGGCTTCGGCGAGTAACGCAAGTGCACGCGGTACAGCGCGCCGGGCGCCAGGGCCACACCGGGCGCGAGGCCCACGATGGCGAGCTCGCCCTGCCCATCCGTCCTGAAGGACGCGCCATTCAGCTGCGTGCCGCTCTGACCAGCGGCCGGTGGCGCGTAGGCCAGGGTGGCTGTCACGCCTCCCGACTGCAGACCTTGAGCAGTGACCCCGAGCGCTTGCCCGAGCGGCTCGAACTCCCCGCGCGAGGGTTGCTGCAAGTCGCCATAGACGTCGAAGCAGAGCCCAGCTGCTCGGATCACCCAGACGAATCGATTGCTGCCGCCGCCGGCCGCAACGATGCTCTGCCCGGGTGCAAACGGCGCGGACGGAGCAACGCCCACGACCAAGCCAAAATCGTTCGTCGTGCTGGACAACAGGCTGGCCTGGCGAGCAGGCTGCCCATAGATGCCAGCGAACGCCGCACCGCCCCAGAGTCGCACTGCAGGCGCGCCGCTGATGGTCTGGAGCGAGTCGACGACAACGTCGCCGACGGCGTACGCGTTCGGGTCGGCGTCGAGGATCCTCCACAGCTGCGGCGCGGCACTGCCGAGAAGGGTGTTCGGGTCGATGTGGGGAGTGAGGGCCATGTGGTTACTTTCCAGCTCTTGGTTGCAGAGGCTCGACTGTTTTTTCAACGCCGCGTTGGCGCCATCGGTCGATCAGTCGTGGTCGATCCGACGTTGACTGCCAGGCGTGCGGCCGCGGGAGGTTGTGTCGTGCACTGGCGCCTGGCGTCGCTCAGCACGCAAGGCGTGGCTGATCAGCTTCGCGAGCGTGCGACGCGGCTCGCCCACGGTCCGCGCCAGCTCCCCGAGTTGCGCATCGCTGCCCGGGTCGTTCAGCGGGAGGCGGGCGCCGTCGACATAGGCAGACATGTTGAGGCCCAGCAGCAAGTGTCCGGAGTCGCGGATGTCTGGGAGGTTCATGTCCGCGAGCCGCGCTTGCACGCCTCCTCCGGAGACGGACGAAGCCACAAGCGCGAACTGGAGCGCCTTGATCAGCGGGCGAGCTGCGGCGGCGATGTTGTCGCCAAGCGCGTTGATCACCTGGCCGCGGTGCATTTGGACGAACGATTCGAAGTCGGCGCGCTCCTTTGCAAGCGCTGCTTCCGCCGCACTCAGGCGCTCGTGGAGCGCACCGCGGATGCGCAGCTGCCGATCGAGGTTCTGCTGCGCTTCCGACAGCTCGCCGGTGAGCCGCTTCACATCCTGCTCAATGGCCACGGCTGCAGCTTCTGACGTGGCGAGCGCCAAGTCCGTGTCGCGTTCAGCCAGCCTGGCCGCGACGTCGATCTTCTTCGCCTCGGCCGACTTGATGTCCTTCTCTTTCGACGTCAGCGCGGCGTCCAGCCGAGCGACTTCGCTCAGGACGTCTTCGGCCTGCTGCACGCGCTCGCGCTCGGCGGCCGTGAGTTGGGGGATCTGGAAGTCCATGTGGTTCCTTGTCTTGCCGGCGGTTTCAGGACGCACGCGCCGGGCCGGCGCCGGCGGTGCTGGTGGATGTGATGGGTTGCTGTGGTGCACTGCACGCCGCGGCCACCAGCGCGGCGAATCGCTCGATGCGCGCCCAGTCCTCGGCCTCACCCAGCGTCAGCGTCTGGTCGGCACCGCGGCGGAAGTCGAGGGCTTCGATCTCCGGCAGGCCTGCGGCGCGCGCCAGCTCCTCGAGGTTGATCGTCGCCAGCGCGTGTACCTGGCCGCCGCCTGCCAACAGCGCCATGGCGCGGAGCTCGTCGAGTGCGAAGCGCGTGGCGCGCGCCGTGCTGGCCAGCGAAGGTTGGGCCGTGTCGAGTGCATCGCTCACGATGCGGATCAGCGAATCGGCAAGTGCTGCACGCGCACCGGTACCTGAGCCGCTGATCACAGGTCACCCCCCGACGCACGCGAGACAGGCGAAAGCCGGATGTCCGCTGTGCTCTGCGACCAGTTCTGCGTGTCGCCGTAGAAGTCGAGACCGATCTCGCCAAGCCGGCCGGCGCGGTTCTTGTCGACACCGAGGCCAAGGATCTTGCGGCCCTCTGTGTCCGTGAAGTCGCGGACCGGCCAGAGGAACATGACGACGTCCGCGTCCTGCTCCACGGCACCGGAGTCGCGCAGGTCACTGAGCCGCGGGCGCTTGTTCTCGCCGCGCGATTCGACCTGGCGATTGAGCTGCGACAGGGCAAGCACAGCGATGCCGAGCTCCTTCGCAAGCGCCTTGAGGCCGCGGCTGATCTCCTCGATCTCGCTGTTGCGGTTGCCGTCTCGACGCGTGCTGGCGCACAACTGCAGGTAGTCGACCACCAGCACCTTCAGGCCCTTGACGGCCTTCGCCTTCGATCGGATCTGCGACAAGGTCAGTGAAGGCTGGTCGTCGACGAACAGTGGCAGCCGGCCCAGTTCCTCCATCGCAGTCGTGGCGCGCGCCCAATGGTCGGAACTCATCTTGCCGGTGAGCAGTGCGCGGTAACTGACGTTCCCCGCACTGGAGACACCACGGTCGGCGATCTCTGTATCGCCCATCTCCATGCTGAGGAACAGCGTCGGGACGCCGGCCGCCGCGAGGAAGGCCGCGAGCCACTGTGCGAAGGAGGACTTGCCTACAGAGGGTCTGGCCGCCAGGACGTACAGGCCGCCTGGCCGCAGGCCGCCATTCAACGCGCCATCGAGCCACGGGATTCCCGTCCGCCAGCCCGGAATCACGGTGCCTTCCTCGAGTGCCGTGTAGTGCGCCAGCCGCTCCTGCGCGATGTCCGCGATCGCCCGGGGCGCGCGCGAGACCTGCTGCCGCTCGATGGCACCGAACCGCGAGGTGATGGCGTCCAGCGCGCCGACGGCGTCGGGTTGCGTCCAGGCGATCTCGAGAGCTTCGTCCGCCGCCTCGATCAGCGCACGCCGCGCAGCGTGCTTGCGAACGGCGGCGGCATAGGCGCGGACGTTCGAGACGCTCGGCACCGCGTCCATCACGTCGACCAGGTACTCGATCATCGCGGCATCGGCATCTTCATCGCCCGTTGCGAGGTGCTGGCGCACTGTGAGCGCGTCGGCAACCTCGCCGCGGTCGACGAGCGCTGCGATCGCGTCGAACACCTGGCTGTTGCGCGGGCCGTAGAAGTCGCTTGCCGCCAGTGGGCCGCCGAGGCGATCCATCACGCGGTTGTCGAACAGCAGCGAGCCGATGACGGCACGCTCGTCCTCGATGCTGTAGATCGCCACGCGCGCGGGTTCGTCGTTGCTCATGCCGCCGCCGCCGTCTTCTCGATCACGTGTCGCATCCCCTTGTCCGTCAGCAGAAAGTCGAGATCGCAGCGCCAGTTCGCGTGCGCCCCGCTGCGCTCACCGCGGCCCATGAGGAAGTCGTTCGCCGCGGCACGCTCGAAGTAGCTGCCGACCCAGGCCAGGGCCTCTTCGGCGGTGGTGGCACGGCGAGTGCCATCCGGCTTGCTGCTGCTGAGGATCCAGCCCCAGAGCTTGCGCAGTGCGCGCTGTCGGGCATCAGGCATGAGACGTACGCGCGGCAGATCTGGAAGGGCGCGGTGGTAGAGATCCACGATCGAGTCGTACGGACATGGCACGGTCGGCCCTGCCGACGAAGACGTAGTCTTCTTCTTCGAAGAAGAAAAAGAAGAAGAAGAGCCGTCACCAAAGGGGGGCTTAGGTGCGTCCGGAAATGCGACCTTCGGTGCATCCTTCGGTGCTTCATCTTCGTCGCCACCAAAGCGCGACGATTCGCCCCGAATGGTGCGGACATACTCGTCCTTGACCATCCGGCTGGAATACCAGATTGGGCCGGCCTGAGGCGCGAGCAGCGTGACAGGCTCTCCGTCCTTCCGACCGCTGCGTGGCACATAGATGAAGGAGTCGGCCAGGTCCGAATCGCTGCCCTTGAGAACTCCCTTCGCTGCGAGGCCCCGGAGCAACGCGACTGACGCGCCCACGGCTTGGGCAATCTCCTTCAGGGGCCATCGGAGCACCCCGTACTCCGTTTGGTCGTGCATGAGACACATAACGTCGAGCCAGACCCCCTTCTCCGCGTGCGTGCAGCGGCGTAGGTTGCTGTTCGCTTGCCAGTCGCCTGGATAGAACTGGAAGGACGGGCGTTTCATGTCGCAGCGTCCAAGCTCGCGAGCCAGTGCTCGACCTCAGCAAGGTCGAAGAACTGGCGCGTGAGTGCATGCTGGCTCGCGACGTAGAGCGGCGCGCCGCGGTCGTCCTCGAGCGCGTGCAGCGCGATGCCGCGCAGGGCGGCGCGCGCGCGAGCCGTAGCGAAGCGCTTGCCTCTGGCGGCCACCAGCGCCTCATGCAGCGCGTCGGGGGTAGAACCGCCTTGCATCACCGCCGAGACCACGTCCTGCGCGGCCTGGCAGCCGCGGATGTTTCCCATCACCGAGTCGGCCGCTCCGGCGCTGGTGCAGGTCAGCGTGTCGCTCACTGCGCCGCCGGCGTGACAAGTTGAACAGCCCCGCGCTTCTTCGCAAGAGCAGCGGCGCTCGCCTTCGTCGAGGCGGCGATCACGCGCGCTCCGGCGTCGGCATTCGCCGACCCGGCCTCAGCGCGGGCGAGCCAGAAGGCCCGCACGTCAGCCAAACGCCAGCGAGTGAAGCGCGGCTCGCGAATTACCGGCGCTGGCGCCTCGCCCGACCTCACCCGTTCGAACCACCAGGCTTCCGAGACCTCCCCCACGGCGGCGCACGTGCCAACGGCAACCAGCGCCACGTCCGCGAGAGCGGCAGGAATCGCGACCGGGTAAACCGCCGCGGAAGCTTTGAGCTTCGGATCGGTCATCGCCCACCCCCGCGCAAGTTCGCAGCAACGAAGGCTTCGACGTCGGCACGACGGTAGCGAACGAGGCCACCGAACTTCAGAAACGGCAAGGTCACCCGCCCCGACGATCGCCATGCGGCGAGCGTGCCTTCGGGCACATTCAGCAGCTCAGCGACTGCGCGGGGGGGGAGGTTTTCGGACGACGCCGGCGGCGCGTTTTCGGGTTGCTTTGCCATCGAGTGCTTCCTTCTTCGGAATCTTCGGTGCCAGTTTGTGATTGACCTGCCGGCCTGTCACGCGCTGACCCCGCATGCACCCGAATGCACCCGCTGGGCCCCGGAAGTCCCCTGCTTCGCCTATTTCCGTCGCTTCGATCGCAGGCGATCGCGCAACTTCTCGCGAGTCAGATAGGCGATGCCATTTGGCTTCCGATTGTCAGAAAACTTGATCCCGTCTTCATCCACGCCCAGAAGCGGAGCGGGCCTTGAGGTTTCAGCCAGACGCGACAGCTCCGACCAAACCGATTTCCAGTTCAATGGATCCGGTGCGGTCTTCTTCACTTGCACGATGAGGGCAGAGATGGCATCGCCTTGCCGCCCACTAGATGCGCGGTGGGTCACCGATGCAGGCGCGGCCGCTGGTGAAGCAGGCAGCGCGGCCTCGCCAGAACGCGCCAATTTGCTCGGGCTCGAGTCATGCGTGACCTCGAAGCCCTCTCGCTCGAGCCAGTCAGCCAGATCACCCGCGCTGACCCAACCGGGCGCATGGCCCGTCGACGTCGAGCTCGGCGAGGGGACTCGTACCCCATCGCGGAGTCGAGCTTGCAGTCGACCTGCCTTGATTGCGTCGAAGACTCGCCAAGACCAGGCGCCGATGTGATCCGACCTGACCCTGCGCTCGAACTCGGCTCGCACCTCGGCACCTGCTTCGACCTCAGTCATCGCATCGAGCTCGCGCGCCAAAGCCTCGAGGCGGCGCCGTCGCTCCGGCTCTTGCTCGCTCATGGCCGCCTGCTCGCGTGCCGCAAGCGCGGGCCAGGCAGCGAGTAGCGCAGCACGCCAGTGGCTTCGCCGATTCCCCTCAGGCAACGCGAGCTGGCTCGCGATGAGCGCCGCGACTTGGTCGATCGAAAGCAGCGTGCTCGCCCGCGGCAATTGCACCGCCGTTGAGAGCAGCGGCGACAGGTCGTCGGAGGGTGCTTCAGCCATGGCCATAGGTCACTACGGTCAGGACGTCTGACTTGGCACTCGTGAGGCCGACTTACCGTGCACGCGCCACGACAAGCTGTCAGTGTCGTCGTCTTCGTCAAGCACGGACATCGCAACGCAGACCAGGTCATTGATCCGTGAGGTCAGCCCCCGCACTCGAAGTCGATATGGCGAAGTCTCGCTGCTGCACGGCAGCATTTCTTCGGAAAGTTCGCGAATCGTTTTGACGAGCTGCTCAATTTCCCATGTCGCTTCGAGCGCGATCATGCGGCGTTCCTGCGAAATGGCGACGTCGCTCGTGGAAGGATCTTCATTGAGGTTGTCCATGGAGTTCTCCAGCCTAGTCGTGGTTGAAAGTCTCGGGCTGACGTCGGAATCGGCCAGCCGCCGGGGGCAATGTCATCGGGATGGCTCGCCATCGGCTCTGGTCAGGAACTCGAGCGCCGTCCGCGCGCCTTTCTCGAGGTTGCAGGTCTGGCATGCGGCAACGAGGTTGACGGGATCGTCGCCGCCGCCGAGCGCTCGTGGACGCTGGTGCTCCACATGCCAGGTACCTTCGAGGGTCAGGGGCGTCCGGCAGTACGCGCAGTGGCCGCCTGAGCGCGCGAAGATCTCGCGACGACGGCGCGACACTCGCGTCGGCGGCCTCTGCGCGTCGAAAGGCAGATCTTGCCAAAGTGCCTCCTGCTCCCACACACTGTCATTGGCAGCGGTTTCTAGAGGCGCGGTCAAGTGCAGCAACTTGCGCGCCGCCGCGATGGCCTCCAGCTTGTCCAGTGAAACACTTAGCACGGTACCGGCTCGCGGCTCGATGACCAGATACCTCACCCCATGTAGGCCATTCACTACCGTGGGAAGCGTTGCCAGCGCATAGTTCCCGTGGCCAAAGACGCCACCGTAGATCGGCCGCTGCAGCATGCGGGCGGTCATTGCATCAGCCCCGAATCGGCGGCCCATGCAACGGCCAAGATGCGTTCCGCTTCTTCGGGGCTGACAGCGCAAAACACGCAAGCATCCGGGATGCTCGCTCGTAGTGCATCCCTCGGCCTGTAGGCATCTTCGTGCCTGGTGGCACCGGTGAAAAAGCCCGTGAGGCGAGACCCTGGAATCAGCTTGCCGCCCGCGGCTCGGTCAGCACGCGCGACACAGTACACGGCCGGATCTTCCGGCACGTTGACCGGCCAAGCGCAAACGGCGAAGGCGTCAGGATACTTGGCGAGCAGCGCCCACCCGGCAGCTTCAGCCTCTTCGTGGCTCGCATATTCGGAGATTGGAACTGCGCGCCCGAATACAGCGGTGCTGCTGTGCTTGACGCCTTTGATGGGTCTCTCCTCCGCAGCGACGTAAGCAGTGAGGGAATACGGGCCCGGCCGTCGGTCGCCGCGGTTCATGCGACCCCGCCGGCACTCGGCTTCCTCGCTGAACTCTGGAAGGCCCCACGCGGTGCCAGCAGCCAACGGAACGACGTCGCCGTTCACACTCTTCAAGAACTCGTCGCGCGCGACGAGCCCCTCCACGTCACGCGAGAAGAAGGAGACGCTGACGCCGTAGATCTCTGCTGTCCAGCCTTGCGCCCGGGCGGTGCTGATCCGTTGCAGTGCTTCGGCCTTCGACGCCCAGGCTTCTCGCCAGCCTTCCGCAATCGCTCCGTCGTTCGGGATCGGCTTGATCTCGACCTCCACGCAAGGGACGTCCAGGCTGGGCGGCGCCGCGGCGAGCCGCTCGAGATCGGCTTGCATCGGGAAATACCGCAGCGAGACGAAAAAGCGATTGATGTATCCCTGCGGCAGCGCGCGCCTCCACACCTCCGCCTCCGCGCGCGTGCTGAACGTCCCAGCGAACGCGCCAAGGGACACCAGGTAGGGTCCACGGCTCGAAAGTGTCACACACCAACGTCCAGCCACGGGAATCAGAGGCACCCTTTCGATTTCGGGGAGCGCCCCAAAGAAGATGCGCTCCTTGTCGCCCCCGTATGTCGCATCGAGGAGATCTGCGACGTTCGCGTTCAGAATGTCGATAGCCATGGT